AACGTCAAAGGCAATGCTCTAACGCTTTCTGATGTGATTGTTGGTTCCCTGACCCGGGGAGCCCGGGGTGAGGGAGTTGTGGTCAGACCCAGGTCGACTCGTGAGCAACAGTTGCTCGCCGAGTTTGACACTTATATGGGACTGACCAAAACTCCACAGGGTTGGAAGTTCATTGATGAATTCGTCTCAGGACCTGAGGCAGCCTTCTTTACAAGAGGCTATCTCGAGGTTCTACTAGACAGTTCATCCAAAATAATGAACTTCCGACTGGAGGATCAGTTGGTGATCTTCCGTACGGCGGCCAAATGGCCGAAGGAGAAATTTATTAAATACGCCAAATATGCTACAGCGTACCCAATGGCAAAATTTCTCCAGAACGATTTGCCGGACAGGCCAGAAGGATTCGAAGGGAATCCACTCTGGTCTGGTGCGATCAAACGTTTCCTCAAGACAAGAATTGTCGCTCGTTCACCCAGGAATTCCAGATTGTTCTTTGGAATCCTACAAGGGGTGAAAAGGGCCTGCATGCAGGTCCCAGAGGACTTTATCGTGGAGGCCATGATCAAGCATAGGAAGGCTCTTACGAGTGCACCGCGAGGTGCCGAGCCATCTCCAATGCTTCCCTATTATCGTGATTTCTTTGAGCGTTTCCATCCAACGGAACCTAATCTTCATGAAGCCAGTACATCGGCCTCTTTCGAGTCGGTTCGATCTGAATGAGGTGCTCGTGGTTGGATTCAATCCAACCCAGAGATCACGAATGAGGAATTGATCACCATGGTAGAGACACGACCAGGGAAGGTTGAGTCCGTTTCAGGACCTACTCTTCATGTCGGTTTCGATGAGCTTGTTGATATGGCTCTTCAGGAACCGACCGCGGTTCGAGTCTCGGCTATCCTAGAACCTTTGAAAGTCAGATTAATAACGAAGGGAAATACTCTCCGTTACTGGCTTTCTCGGGACTATCAGAAGCAATTGTGGAAGTACTTACAAAACTTTCCTCAGTTTGCTTTGACAGGACGGCCTCTCATGGCAAGTGACCTTCACGGCTTGTTATCTCGGGAACAGAAGCTTGGACTCAATTTCAGTCAATGGGTCAGTGGTGACTATGCAGCCGCCACAGACACTCTTGATCTGAGACACACGAAGGCAGCTTTTGAAAGCAGTCTCCGTATGGGTCTATTTACGCTTCAACCCAAGTACCAAGAAGTCCTTCGGAGTGTTCTCTATGAGCAGGATGTCTACTATCCAGAGAATCTCCGACGACAATTCGCCGGTCTTGAACCAGCAACCCAACAGACAGGTCAGCTCATGGGTTCTACCCTGAGCTTTCCTATCTTGTGCACGGTGAATCTGTGCGCTTATTGGGCTGCACTTGAGGAACGCACGGGACGATGTTTCGATGTTCACGAACTACCTGTTCTTGTGAACGGTGATGACATCTTGTTCCGTTGTGATGATCAGC